TCTTCTTTCTCTTCTTTTTCACATCAACTTTTTCTTCAAGCATTGCTTTCTTCTTTTTTAACATTTAAAATTATTTCTCCTTATTATATTATACGATAAAATTTAAGAAATGTTAATGATTACTAAAAAAATTTTTTGATCTTGTATAAATTATATCCCAAATTTGTTGTCTTGTGTAATCAGCAGGATCTTTTTTAATAGTAGGCATACGTACTATATAAGTATCAAAATAACTTGCTAATTTAGAAAATATTGATTTTGTTTTTTTAATAGCATCTTTATCTAAACAAACATAAACATTATTAAATTGTTCATTTCTTATTAATTTTAATTGATCTTCAGACATCGAAGATCCAAGCAATGCCACAGCACTTTCTCCAATTCTAATAGCGTCAAAAACTCCTTCACAAATAACTAAATCTTTTTTTTGTTTTGCAACATCCCAATTAAATAAAATTTTACCAGTAGTTGAACCTACAGGATATAACTTCTTTTTCTTTGACTTTATCATTGCTCTTGCTATAAAAGTTGCAATTTTATTATTAAATATAATTGGCACTATTAATCTATGCATATAATCACCATATTGGCAATAACCTATTTTATATTCTATGCATGTATCAATATCTAATTTTCTTTTTTGTAAATATTTTTTTACCATATTGGGAAGATTTTTATCATAATTTATCGGCATATATACTTTTGGTAATCCTATAAATTTAATTTTTTTCTCAAGTTTTTCTATAACTTTATTTTTAGCATCTTCTTTTGATAAGTGATAATTTTCACTATATTTAACTATATTAACAGCTTCTACAAAAGAAACTTTTTCTGATAATTTTATAAAATCAAAAAGAGTTCCAGAAGAATTACATCTAAAGCAATGCCATACTTTTGTACTAATATTAAATTCAAGATGATAATTTGTATCAGGTTCTCCAATAATTTCAGCACATAGCGGGCATAATACTCTTATTTGATCATGTTTGCCAGGCTTAGTATCAAATTTAGAACTTAAATAATTAATAATATCAAATTTATCTATAATCTTTTTTAATTTATTTTTCATATTAATCTTCTCTTATATAAACATGCTTTTTAATATATTCTCTATCTTTATTAAATAAAGGTATTTCTTTATCTAATTCTCCATTAACTATACAAAATCCTCTTTTACGAATAACAGGATAATCATTAAAATTAATTCCATATTCTTGAAATAATATTTCTTGTATATCATTACAAGTTTTCTTATGCAATTGCTTATGAGAAAAATATTCTCTTCCTGCCATTTGAATTGCATTTCTAGTTGCATCTAATTGTCTCCAAAGAAAATAATTACAGACTTCATCTTGAGGAAGCGAAAAACATCTACTATCAAAGCAAACATTACGTCCATGTAATCTGGTAAACACTGAAGAAGCAAGAGAAGCAGATATTGATATTATCTTTCTAATATCATAATTAAAAAATCCTTGAGAATGTATGGTTCGATAATCTGTTAAAAGAAAACTAATTTCATCAGATTGTGAATAACAAAATTTACAAGACATATCTTTAGCTACTGTTTTTGCTACTTCTATCATTTGTTCTACAAATTCAATATTCCAATTTTTTCCAAATCTTTTTCTTGTTATTGTGTGAAATGCTCGACCATCAATTCTAACGATAACAGGTATTCTTTTTGGCAAGATAAATTCTGCACATCTTTCATATGTTTTCATTCTTTTGCCGATATTTAAATGTTCTGACATAATTTATTGTTCCTTTTCTTAATATTTCACATTTGGCTTATAAAATTGCATTCTTTTTTCATCTTGTACTATCTCTATTATTTTTCCTTTATTACCTCTATTCCTATTTTTTGCAATATATATTCTTGCCCTAGTATAGCCATCATTATCTTCTTTACATTCATCTACTGTCTGACATATACCTAAAACTATATCAGCGATATAAGCTTTTTCATATGTTTCTTTCATATCTTCCATTGCTACTACTTGTTTTTTTGAAGCTTCTTTGGTAGTTCCTGATGCAGTCCATAAAGGAACATCATAATCTTCAGCATAAGAATATAAATCATAAAATATATCTGTCAGTTCATGTCTCTTCTCTTTAATACGTTCAACACTTTTTAAATAATCAGCATAATCTACTAATACAACATCTGGCACGAAACCTTTATTTATTAAATAATTTGTATAAAGTCTTAAATCAGCTACAGTTTTTTTCTTTGGAAAATGTTTTACTATAAATCTTCCTCCATTTTTTTTTAATCTCTTTAAGTTTTTTAATGCTAATTTTTCTTTTTCAATAGTATCTTTAGAAGTCATATTGCTTATACTCATCATTATTCTTCTAGTTATCAAATCTTGATTTTGCTCTAATGTGTAATATAAAACATTTAAATTAAAATATAAAGCATATTTAGCAATATGAAGTAAGAAAAATGATTTACCACCTGACGGTGGTGCTGCTATTACTCCAAGTTCACCATTACGTAAACCTTTTATATAATGATCTAAAGGAGTAATACCAGTTGATAAATAATTAACATTATTTCTTTCTCTATCATTAATTTCTAATAAAGTATTCTTATATGTTTTAGCAGAAGTTTCCAAGCCTTCATCTATTTGAAATTCCATTCGACTTAAATTATTAATTTTATTTATTACATTAACAAAATTTCCATCTTCTACTGATTCATAACATTCATCTAAAGTTTCAAAATAGACACGAGATTTAATAAATTGAGTAGTATTATCTAATATATATTTATAATTAGTACTTTTTTTATACGTCTTTTTTAAATATTTTTTTAATTCTTTCTTTTTATCATTAGATAATCTTTTATCAATACCAACTTCATTTAGAATATTTTTATATTCTATTTTATGATAAATATCATAAAATTTTTTAATAAATCTAAAAGATAATGATGCAAGGTCTGCGCTAAAATAATCTGGAGTTAATTTATAAACAAAAAAATCAGCAAACTTTTTATCTATTAGAAAAAAATGCAGAATTCCTTCTTGAAAATCACGATTAAAATCACATTTTAATTTATCCATTTAAATCCTCTTGATAAGTATTATATCAGAAAAATAATTTATTTGTCAATTATTTTTTATTTTTTGCCTTTTTAGTCATTTAACATTTGTTTTATTTCTTCTTTAGAAAAACCAGCACTAGATAAATTCTTTCTTAAATTATCATAATATTTTTTATTAAATTCTTCAAATTCTTTATCATTTTTTAAATCAACTTCTTCAAGGTCGTCGACTGCAAATTTAGCACGATATTTCTCAAATGCTTTTAATAATTTATCAGATTTAAGTATTAATATTGGTGGATATTTAGTTTTACCTGAAAAATATTTTTGAGCATATTGAAAACAAAATTGTAAATAACTTTCCCAAAAACAATGTTTATAGGTAATATAAATATGATTCTGATTTAATTTTTTGACAACAGAAACTAAACTTTTAAAATTAGGATCATCTTTTAAAATTTCATGTTTAAAAACTGTATAATCTCGATGATGAGAAGAAGTAATTCTATATCTATTATATCTTAAACCTAAAAGAAAAGCTTGATTTTCAGTAGAAGTAAAAAAAAGTCTTTGTTGTCTATATTTCTTTTCTATTTTTCTAAATTCTGGTTTTGGTTTCATGTTTTCTGATTTCATAAATTTATTTTTACTTTAATGAAAATCTTACAAATGTTAAAATTCAAACTTAATTTTCTTCCTCAAGTTTTTTTTGAGGAAGAAACTCTCGAAGCAAAATTTTTTTTGCTGAGAGAGTTGAGATATTAAATATAGAAATTATTTCTATTTAATGTATTTAAATCCTTTAAATCCTTTAGAAAAATAAGTCTTTTATATTCAAGAAGCTACAAGACAGATCACTCCTAGCGGTACGCCAAATCACTCCTAGCGGTACGCCAAATCACGCCTAGTGGTACGCAACTACTCCTTGTGGTACGCCAAATCACGCCTAGTGGTACGCAACTACTCCTTGTGGTACGCAAAAATCACTCCTTGTGGTACGCCAAATCACGCCTAGTGGTACGCAACTACTCCTTGTGGTACGCCAAATCACGCCTAGTGGTACGCAAAAATTATTAATATATTTTATAATAAAAGTTATAAATTTTCATTTAATTAATAATTTTGTCATATGAAAATTATTTTTAATTAATGATTCTTTATCTAATTCGTAATAAATATTTTCATATTGATTAATTAAATATAAAATTTTTTTGTTCATTTGATCTTGCCGTTTATAAATTTTTTTTACGATTTTATTTTTTGCTGATATTGATAAAGTAATATCATTTTTTATTTTATTTAATTTTTTTAATTCTACATATTTTAATGGAAATATTCTTTTTTTTAAATTTTCAAGCCCCCAATAATAAGAATTAATAAATTTTACAGTATAAGCAAAATTACTTTTTATATTATTTTTAAAATATGATACTGGTATATAATTTCCATTAGCTGTATTTTTAATATTTTCTAATATTATGCTATTTATCCAGTCTTTATTTGGATATATTTTAATAATTGTTTTAGATAAATATTTATATATTTTGAATTTATTTAATAAGCTGAAACATATTAATTGTTTATTATTTGTATTATTGCTTGGTTTATTATTTGTATTATTGCTTGGTTTATTATTTATAAAAAAAGATTTTTTAGCAATAAATTTTGTTTTACATGCCCATTTTAATGTTTTTTTAATTGTTTTATAAGATTTACCTGCTAATTTTTTTTTATTTTGATAAATAGAAGCTAATTCATTAATTGAAAAAGTATTATTATTATTTTTATACATTTCTTCAAATATATAAGAAAGCAATAAAATATCTTTTGTCAATGGTAATCTACAATTTGGTATTTTTTGTATATATAAAGTATTTTCAATAAGTTCATATACTTTTATTTTTATTTGATCTTCTATATGAATACATGTATAAAGTAATTTATTTAATACTTTGTTTTGACTAAATCTAATTATATTACTATCCACCCATGGAATTCTGGCAATATTATTTTCGATAAATACATTTTTTCCACAAAAAAAATTTTTTTTACGTTCTTGACTTTTAAAGTTTTCATTTAATACAGATTGTGATATACAGCTTTCTTTTTCTTTGCATTTTTTACAATTAATTTTTTGATATTGTAGTTCTGATTTTATATAATTTCCAAAACAATTATCATCTTTTTTTTGAATTTTTTTATTTCCAAATTCAATTTCTTCTTGTATAGTGTTGCCTCTACAAGCACCATTAAAATCACATGAACAATCTTTATCCAAAGGATGACTATTTAAACAATGTGGATATTTTATATATTCATCTGATGTTTGTTTTACTTTAATTTTTTTAATTCTTTTGTTTTTTCGTTTCATAATTTATGCTTTTTTAAATATATCATTTGTTTTTGAAACTTGCCATGATCCAATAATGGAGATTAAGACATAACAATATTTATTAAGACATTGAGCATAATTACCATATTGTTTTTTTTCAATAAATTGTTTAATAAATGAATCAACTATTTCTTCTGGTGTATATATATGAAAACTTTCAAATAATTCTATTGGTATATCTTCTAATAATTTTCTTTTTAATTTATCATAAGCTTTAATTCCATTAGCATCATCTTGTGATACTTTTGATACAACTTTTATATATTCTCCCTCTATTGTACCAAAAGGATTTTTTAATGATTTACATTCTTGTTTTAAAATATTATTTAATTCTTCTTGTGATAATAGATCTGATTCAATATTATATTTTTCATTTATAAAATCTTTTAATAATGATATTGACATAATATTATTTCCTTTTAATCATTTTTATTTTAAATTTATTTTTCTTATAATTTTTAATTCTTTCTTTAGAATGTTTTAATAAATATTTATTATGATCGTCATAAACATCAATTATGATAACTTTGTCTTTATCTTTTGTGCGTCTTAAACTTCTCCCAACTCTTTGTGTATTCATTCTTCGAGATTTATATCCATTTGCTAATTCTAAAATTTCTAATGATGGTATATCCACTCCTTCATCAAAAATTACTGAGCCTATTAATATATCTATTTCCTTTTTTTTAAATTTTTCTATAATTTTTTTTCTTTTATTAGCAGAATCTTTACCATACAAGTATTCAATTTTAATATCTTCATATTTTTCTATAATCATATCGGATAAGATTTGTCCATGTTCTATTTCGGTAATTAATATTAATATACTCTTTTTTTTCTTAATATATCTATCAAGAGCATTTATTAATCCTTCATTTCTTGTATAATTATAAACTATTCCTTCTTGACGCACTGTTTGATAATCCCCATCAATTTCATCACATTTAAATTTATATATTTTAATCAATGGTTTTGCTAAATAGCCTTTTTTAATTAATTTATTACTACTAATATCTATTAATAAATCTCCAGTAACAGCAATTAATTTTTTACCCTCTCCTTTTATATTTGGTGTTGCACTTAATCCATATCTATAAGGTGCTTTTATTTTATTAGCTAATTTACTCCAAGTTTGTGCTCTGAGATGATGACATTCGTCGACCATTAATATTTTAGCTTCTTTCATTAATTTTTTTATTCTAGCAGTATGTTTTTGCGCCCAAAATGTTTCAATCATTGCTATGCTTATTTTTTCTGGCTGAAATTTGCCAATACCTATTAATCCAATTTTACATCCTAATCTTTCTTCAAATCTTTCTTTTGTTTGTAAGGCTAAAGTTTGTTGATGAACAAAGTATAATGTTGGTTGATCAAGATTTTTTATAATACTTGCAGCTATCTCCGTTTTTCCAGAATTATGAACTATCATATTATTAGCTATAAAATTAGGAAAATATTTACATTGAATATCATAAGTGTCTTCTTTTCCAATATATTGAATTGATCTAATTTTTACTTTTTTAATTACACCTTGATGAAAATTAAATTTATTTGTTTTTGAATGAATTCTTTGATGTTTAATTTTATCTAAAGCAATTAAATTTTGAATCAAATTATTATTATGGTTGCCATCTTTATGATGTATATCATATAATTTAGGATTAATAAATTTTAATGTTTTACTTTTTTGTTCATCAGTTCTTAATATATATTTATATTGATCAAGTGTTATATTATTAATATGCGCTTCATATATGGCTCTATGTAATTCTATTCGTTTTGTATATGGTTTTGATTTTTTATGGCTCATTTTTATTTTAATCGCATAAGGATGATACCATAAATTCCATACTTGTTTCTTTTTTCTTTTTTTATATTTATTAACTTTTTTTTGTGGTTTTAGTGTATCACATAATATATAATCATCTTGTGTTAAATCTTGTAATTCTTTCCAGCCTTGATTTGTTAAAAATTGATGATTTTTTGTTGTTTTAATAGAATGATTATCTTCTAATATAAGTTGATAAACATCTTGTATTCCGCTATAAATTACATTCTGCATTTCATATAAATTAACAGTTTTTCCATTATATGAACGTACATAAGTTGGTTTACTTAAATCATATCCTCGTTTTATTTGATTAAATGCTTCATAAAATCTTTTTATAGTTACTGCTCTTCCTACTTTATTTCTATTATATCGTATTTCAGTATCTCCTGCTAAACATCCAGTCGCTGCTTTTATAATACCCCTATGTTGCTTTAAAGCTCGTTTTAAAGCCTTTATTTGATAATCACGTAGTTGTATGTGCCCTTTTTCATTATCGTTCAATCTAAGGCTAATTTTGGAGCTTACAGAGGGGAATTTTCTATTGTCTATAACCTTATATTTGATTTTTTCGTCTTTGAATAATGTTAAGGCATGTTTTAAAAATCCGGTGTGAAAAACTTGTGAATCTTTTCTAAAAAATGATATATATCCGTCCCAGGCTCTATATTCTCTAATAATGTTACCTTCTTTATCATGTTCATATATCATCTGTCTATATGAAGGCATAAATTGATATCCTTTAGGATGAAAGGCACATAGTTTATATAATTTTCGAGATAAACTTGCGTCAAGTTCACCTTCAATTCGTGAATATATATGATCTACAATAATTTTATGTATCATTACGTATATATTATATCAAAAAAATTATAAATATAAAATTATTTTTTAATTTCGCCACAAATTTTTTGCTGTTATAATATTATTATCATCTAAATTTTCGGTTGGTTGAATAGAATATGGAATTGTAAGTATTTTGATTAATAATTTTTTATCTTTCCACACTCTAGATTTATAATCATTATATAAATCGGCAGGATCATTATAAAACCACTCTTTTGCTAATTGTCTTCCAAGTTCTTTTTGTCTATATTTATATACAGGATGATCTAAATATTTGTTCCATATAGAAATAAAATAAGCACGAAACCACGGATAAAAGACAAATATAAAGATATAACAATATAAGAATGTATATATTTGATTTATAAGGTATTTAATGTAATTTCTTATTTTACAATAAGTTAGATAGATATTTAGCATAATTTTTCCTTTCTTCTATTATATTATACGATAAAAATAGTAAAATGTTAATAGAATTTGAAAAAATATGCAGAAATAGCATATATAGAGGAAAGAATATATAAAATATCTTATTTTTCAATAAGTTAGATACTATAAAACGATTAATTCTTCACTTGGGTTGAAAATTATCACACCAACTGTGCCATCTAACACAGTTCCTATTCTTTGTACAACATTATTATTTACAAAAGCACTAATATCATCAGTAATATCACCATTTGCCGTGTCTAGATATAAAGTATCGTTAGCATTCCATGAACCAGCCCAGGCAGCATTAAAAACAGTTCCTTTAAATAATAAAGTTGCATTGCCATGAACATCACGATCTGTTACTAAAATTGCTTTAGCAAGGGCGGTTGATATGATTGTAGCATTTGCTTGATCAAATACATTATCTCCACTTACATAAACTACATCAAATTTATTTACTCCTGATGCAACTGGTTTAATTTCTTGCAATGCAGTTGCTATAACTGGCACTAAAGAACCAATTGGAGGAGCCATCATAGCAGGCATAAAAGTTCTTAAATCTTCAATTGAAATAATCTCAGTAGCATCAGCAACTATTTTGGCCAAGGGAACATGAAATTCTGGAGGTAAAGCTAAAGCATCTTGTACGACACCTACTTGATCAATATAAACATAAGATGTATTAGATGACGGAACATTTCCCGAACCAGAAGTTATTATATATCGAGAACCGCCCACATATGCAGCACCAGCTGTCCAATCATATACAAATCCTGTATCCTTAGTAACTTCTAATCCATATTCAACAAAACATGCAGCTTGAGCATTTCTCATATCTTGTATCATTATATCGGTAATTGTTGGATCTGCGTCTAATCTAGCAAGATAAGCAATTATAAATACATTATGCCCAGTTAAAACTGCTGGCAATGCTGGAGTAACGCCTACTACTGTGCCTTCTTGAATTTTTATTTCTATTTTAGTTTTATATCTTATACAAGTTTCAACATTTAATACTGGATCTTTTAAATTAGTATCTGCTGAACTATCAATTTCTTCATTATAATAATCTGCATAAACAACATCTATTCTAACTCCGCCTATTGCTGGAGTGGTTAAACCAGATAAAGTATAATCTTCTAATAAATGTACATAGTCACCTTGATTAATAAACATACCAGATTTAATTCTTATAGTATTATTAACTCCAGTTGATTTAACAAGATATCCATCACCGATTGCGCCAGTTCCGAATATAGATTTTGTAATATTTTTATTTCTATGCTTAATTATATCTTGCAATTCATTATATTCAGCATCTAATAAAGCATGATTTTGCTGCGCAAGAACTTTATTATAATTTTTAGTTGGATCAAAAGTATCTCTACTAAAATCACCCATTATGTATTCTCCCTATTAAAATTTTTTATATATAATTTTTTATATTTTATTCAAAGCCTTAATTGGTACTCTAACAGTTCCCAATAAAGCATCATATTTATCAGCTGCTATTTCGGCAAATTTATTATCTATATTTATAACAACAGGTTTTCCCTTGGATTTTTTGATTACCTTATTTAATAATTTTAGATATGCTGGAGAATTATCATGTTTTTTAACAATATTCATATCAATTTTAACTTCGTCACCTTTATTAATAATTGCAGATATCTTTCCAGCTATTTTAATAATTTTATCTGATAACATCATAATTTATTCCTTTAAAATTTTTTAGGTAGTAATTACCATTAGTTTAAAAATTCAGTTAACACTTTAATGGATTAACTTTCACTTGAAAGTTCCATGAAAAAAGATGTTTCTGAATTCTATTGAAATGAATTCTTCCCTGCTCTAATAGTTTAGTAGGAATACCGTTCAAGATATACTTGGTTGGTTTTGAAGAATTCAAATTAAAAGAATCTAAACTTCTTCTTGCTATATTCTGGATAGCAATAAAATCGCTATCTCCTTTATAATGAGAAGATTTAAAAAATCCTCCTCCTTTAATTTGTTTTTTACATGTTGAATCCTTATATCTTAATCCTTTAGCTCCAGATTTAGGACATGTTTGAGAGGTAAAATAGGGTTTAATTTTATGTAATTTAAAACCAAATTCCTTACATTTATATTTTAATTTATCAAAAATTTGAGATCTAACAGTTGAATTAATTTTCCAGTTACATTTTTTATTATAAGTTTGTGATTTTAAATTAGATAAATCTTCTATATAAATATCTGAAACTCCATATATCTTAGACAAATTTATTATAATATTAGAGGCAAGATGAGACAATTCTTTTTGCAGATTATTAAATTTGTTCCATCTTTGTTTATTTAAAACTTTTAAAAAATATATTTTTTTATGATTTATTATTTTCTTATTTTTTAATCTATCTATTTTAGATTTTATGTGATCTATGTCAAGTCTTATTCTATAAAGTTTATTATGAATGTCTTGAAATTTAACAAATTTAGGAACTGTTAAAAGATTTAAATTTCTATCAAAGATTCCAATAGTTAATAGCTTTCTGATGCCCCAATCTATAGAAATTATATTGTTAGTTTCTTTATATTCTTGTATAATTTCTTCAAATTTAATATCTAAATAAAAAGAATTATTTGTTTGTCTTAAATTAGGTTTTCTAAATTTTTTATTAATTAATTTTACAGGTAATTTTAAATTTAAATTATACCACTTCCATTTTTTTCCATCATATAATTTAATTCCTCCAGTTAACTTATTTTCTGCTATTTCATATCGAATAGCATTATTATCATCAGGCGCATAAGATAATTTTGCATTTTTAAATTGTGGAATTTTAATCATTTTTAAATAAGATTCAGGAAGTGAATTATTATTTTTTAAATAATTCATTGCTTGTTCTTTTAACATAATAATATAATTTAATTTAATAAATTGTTTCCCATTATCTTTACATAATTTGTAATTCCAATTTTCTGGATTATCATTAAGATTTATTAAAAATTTATATAAATTATTTTTATTATTTAATGAAATAAGAACTTCGCCAATTGTATCTAATATTCCTCTCCATATTCTAGAAGGAAAAAAAGTATTTCTTACAATATGATTGGCTAAAATTCTACTTGATTGTTTTATTCCCATATCATTAAATAATTTTAATGTTTCATCATTAAAACAAAATTTAAGTAATTGATTTTCTTCTTTTTTAATCAATTCCATTGTTTGTTTAAATGGTAAATTATTATATAATTTTATATTATATGTTTTAATTAATTGTTTCATATTTAAAAATTTAAGTTGTTATTCTCCAAGTTAAGCTTATAGTAATATCTCCAGCTTTAATCAATGCAGGAAATGTATGCCAATTGATCATATCTCCACCATCAGGAGCAGAAGCACCAGTGCCACCAAATAATCCTACTTCTAACCATGTTCCATTTCCTTCACCGCTTGCCCAAGTAGCTGTATAATCAACAATATTTGTTCTTGTAGGTGTTGGATTTCCAGAACTATCAATATATTCATAAGTTGCAATTGCTTTTCTGTTAATTTCATTTTCTAATGTAGTTGCTGTAGCTATAGGAGCAGGAGGAGCAGTTATATCCCAAGCACCATCACCAGAGCCAATAGCCATATGCGTTATGCCATTAGGAGATTCATTTTTTAATAATTGAGCAATTAATAAACTTACTTGATCAACTATAATATTATGACCCAAATCTTTAATTTCTTTTTTTCCAGTTTTATTATCAGTTATTGTAGCAAAAAAGTGAAAAGATGGTTGTTTAATTCTATCTTCGATAAGCATTTTTTTCTCCTTATAGATAAGAATATATCTAGTCTTATCTATAAAATTTTATTAATTAATTATTCATTGTTCAATTTTTAAATTAATTACTTTAAAATCAAATATTTACATAATTGAGATGAAGTATTTTCTTTTTGATTAAAAATAAATCCTCTAGTTATATAAAAAAATGATTGGCCAGTTGCAGGTCCACCACTTACAGTAATTGTATTATTTGTGTTTGATGTTATACTATAATTATTTGTATTAGTTATATCAGTTAACATAGCTCCTTTTAATGCATTTGTATAATTTGTCCAGGGATTATTATCAACTGTTATCGTTCCACCACTCCAAAGACCTAAATTTAATGCTTTAGGAGAAATTATATAATTAATACTTCCAGAATTTGGACCACCTGTTGTAGTTATTGTATTATTTGTATTAGAAGTTATGTGATATTTTGCTATATTTGCCTTATCTATTAACCAAAGTCCGGTCAATGAATTTATTTTCCAATTAGCTGTCCCATCTGTTAAAATACCTAAATTCCAAGTTCCAGCTCCATTTTCTGCTATTTCATTGCTTATTAAAGGATAATTTAATATTGCTTTATTTAAAACAGAATTATATTGAAAGCTATTTGCAAATATTTCAGTTCCAGAATTTGGATCATTAGAATTACTATAAGCTTCACTGTTGTTAATTTGTATATTAACATTTACTAATTTATCAAACAATATAGCTTTATTTAATAATTTTAACGTGCTATTAAAAAGTGATTCTGGATCATTAAATTTAAATATTCCTTGACTAAATTCATCATGCCAACGAACTCCAACTAAAAATTTATCAGTTAATCTATTTAATATTTTAATATCTTCTTGAAAAATATTTCTAATCAAATAATATGTATGAGCTGGTTTAATTATTTCAAGCAGCCAATAAATATCTCGAAAATGATCTGCCCAACTTCTAAAATATTCTTCTGCATCTCCAGTGCCAAAATTTAAATCTATTCTAAATCCAAATATATCAACTGCGCTATATACAAATCTCTGATAAGATGAGTCATTAAATGTGAATTCTTTAAAACCAACTCTACCATCACCATTTAATGGAGATGTTAAATTATTAAAATAACTACCAAGATTAGTTTGTAAAAATGATGGTATGAAATCTAAAAATTCTGATATTTTAGCATCTAAAGATGTAAAAATTTGTATGGCACGTCTAATATTTTCTTTAGTTGAGCCATTTAATAAAACTTCTAAAACAGCTAATAAAAAATTTCTATATTTTTCATGAGACCAATCAAAAGGTATTTTTTGATCATAATTTAAAACAGTTGCAAGATTTTGTCTTAAAAGAATTGGTTGAACTGTTTGAAAATAATTATCTAATTGAATTCTATCAGTTAAACATCTTAGTCTTGCCAATTCTTCTGCTATTTCAGACAAATAAATAGCATAATTAGAGCTTGGATGATTAATACTATATGGAGATGGCAAAGTATTAAATAATACTTCATAGTATTTATTTTTATATTCTTGTATTTTTTGTTTAATTTCTTTAGAATCTAAAAATTTCTGAAAATTTAATAGATTTGAATTATTAGTTGTCATAATTATTATTCAATTATTTATTTAGTTGATATTTTGTTTTTATTTATAATTTTTTTGTAAAGATTTCCAATAGTCTAAATCATTTGTTAATAATTTTATTTTATCATTATAAAATTTTTTAACCATTTTAAATCCTTCTATTTCATCTTTAGTAGAATTTTTAGGAAGTTTAGGGATTTGTTTAAAGTCTTTTTGAAAATCTTTTAATGTATCTTCTACTTTTTTAACAACCTTATCTATTTCTTTTTTAGTAGGTTCTTTATAACTTTTAATTTCTTCAGCTATTTTTTGTGTTTTAACATCATCATAAAATAATTTAAAAGCTTGTTTTATTGTTAAATTTCCAGATTTATTATATAGTGTAAAAAATAATTGACTTGTTACAAATGGCACATTTTTAATTTGATGTATTTTTTTAAAAGCATCATCGAATGATTTTGATTTTTGTATTATTTCTATAAATTGATTTAATTCTTTTGGAAATTTTTTAGATTTAATTATTTCAGCTATTTTAATAATTTCATCTGATAATTGCATAATATCTCCTTTTATGTTATAATTTTATTATTGATTTTTATGGCTTTCCAATAGGCGTACCATTAGGACTTTTTTTTGGAACCGATATTGTGCCTGAATCATCAACATTATTCTTATTATAATCCTTACCTACAATGCGAATCAAAGCTTTTTCCGCTTTTTCTTTTGTATCATAAGGTCCATAAGTTTTAGCATCTCGTGATAATTGACCATAAAATCCATCTATAACATCAAAATAATATTTATTATTTTTTGTATTATATAAAAAATTTAATCTAGTTTTATTTTTACTTGTTTTTATTTCTTCAGCTATTTTAATAATTCCAAATTATTTTTCAAAATTTTTTGTATTTTTTTATCTTTATTTAATTTTATAGAATTATTAATTGCAATTTTCAAACCCACTGTTGCCTCGTATGCTTCCCATAAAAAATCTTCTAAATCTGAATTTTTTATTTCTTCTGCTATTTTAACAATTTGATCTGATAACATGTTATCTCCTTAAATTCCATAAGTTATGTTTAAATTATTTAATGATAAAAATTCCATTCCTTGAAGTTCTATATCTTTACTGCCACTTTCGCCATATACAACATAACTAACCATAACTGTATGATTGTCCATTGTATTATCCGGTGTTGAAATTATAACTTCTCCATTTGTACCTATATATGATCTTCCAGGTAAATATTTTACCAGATTAGGATCATCGACTAATGTGGTTTCTATTTCATCAAGGAATACACCTTTATGTTCATATTTTGTTCCACCACCAAGAATTGTAGCAAATTCTAATGCTCCGGCTCCAGTAGTAAATGATGTTTTGATTCCAATGTCATAAACAGACCAAGAAGCAGATATTTCTTCTCTTATTCTAATAGCACCATCAGCTCTAACCATTTTTGTAAAAGGTATATCTACATGATCTACTTCTTCAACTTCTTCAACCACTCTTATAACATCAGATTGATAAACTGATTGACCAATTGCTTTTTGATTTAATAGATTAGAAACTGCCGTTCTTATTTTTGAATCTGCAAGACTTCTATTTGTTGCTTCTTTTAAATAAACAGTCATGTCTACATCTATGCCTATTTCAGTTGCTTCTTTTACTAAAACATCAGCAGTAATATGTCTTTTTTCATTTACTTCTTCTTGCACTTCATCAAGTAATTCATTGATTGTATATTTTACTGTTAAAGTTTCTGCATTTCCTGAAGGAATACCACCTGTATATTTTATTATAAAATAATCTTGTGCAGCAGTACTTTTTCCATTTAATAATGGATCTTCTGTTTGAAAAAATTCAATGTTATTATTTAAATTGCCAGTTACAGAACCTTGTACATCATTTAATGTTATAACTGGCTGATGCGCAAATATAAAATTTTCTGATTTTCTATATTTATAATCTACTTCTATTCTATCTCCACTTGCCATTCCAATTGCTAAATTAGCAGGAATTGTTTCATCAATATCTAATGTATCAATAGTTATTATTAAATTGGTTAAATCATAATCTGATCCTTTTGTTACATTTCTAATTTGTGTAACTTCATATATGGGATAATCTGATATAACTTCTGTATTTCTAGTTTGTACTGTCATGTTGATTGCAGATAAAACATCAAATTGTGCATCTGTTTCACCTTTAAATTCAAAACTAAATGTTTCTGTTTTTTCTACTAATCTTTGTCCTTGCATATAAACATCAACTTTTCCACCTATATGTTTTTGTCTAATAGGATCATAATCTCTCATCATTAATTCTTCTTGAGCACCAACTATTTTTACTTTATTAACTCCAACAATCCTTAATGCTGTGCCTCTATATCCACCTTTTGTTCCTATATCAAGAGAAGTTAATACCAGTAGTGCTCTTTCTGCTAATGATCGATTACTTTCTTTATCTGTTCCAAATTGTGTACTTTCAAGATTTGTTACACCAAAATTTGCTGGAACACCAGAAATACTTTGAGTTATTTTGCCAGCCTCAACATTTCCATCTATTCCTGCTTCTGCTGCTCTTATTGGTAATGTAACTTCATATCTGCTAGTTAATGTGTTATAATATGATTGATAATTAGCTGGAGTTATAACTAAAGACGATACAACATCAAATTGTATTGCTCTTTCACCAACACTTGAATCTCCTAATGTAGAAATTCTTGTGTTTTGAGCAGGTCCAAATTCAATATTTTGATTAATAGAACTTTGAATAGAATAAAAAGTTATTTCTCCATATGATTTTTCTGCTTCTTGTCTAACAGTATTATAATTTTGAGATTGTTTGTCAAATGCATCATCTACTAATTGTTGTACATCTGAATCCTCTTCTAAGTGTGTTGCTTCTTTTAATGATTGCTTATATGCAGAATCTTCAACTAGATCTGTTTCGCCATCATTATTTTCGTCATCAATTTGTAATAATGTCGCAAATGATTGTGATTTACTTAAAAAATCTATTATAAAATATGCATTTTCTAATTCATCTGAAACTGGATCAATCATTATATCTCTCATTGATTCACCAGGTTTCAAATCAATATCTGGTTTAGATTCTAATATTTTATTAATTATATCAACTTGAATCTCAAACATTGTTCTTTTAGGTAAGTCAACTATATTTGTAGATAATGCCAAAGGATAAGCGAAAAGTTCATTTGAATATACTGATTCTACTTCTTCATTTCTAATAGAATCAAAAATTACTGCTGTTATAGTATAGTAATATCTTGTTCCAGCAGTAATTGGCTCTCCTTCATATTCTGTATGATCATAATTATAATAATTTATAGTTTCAATACTTTCCTCTGTAGTTGTTGTTCGTATATCACCTATTGTATTAATATTTTCAGATAACAATGTAGTTTTTTCTTCAAAAAATGCAATAGTTGAAATGAGACTTGTATTTAATTTTTTATATCCTTCTAATCCACCAGCAGCATATGTTGAGCCATAAACATTATAACCTTTAATATCTGTCTCTGGATTTTCTGCCCAACTTAATCTGACTTTATCTGAGAATGTTCTCATTCTAAGTCCAGTTGGTGCAGATACTTCAGCTTCTAAATCAGCTTTATCTACATATTTAATTATAATAAGTGTAGCAGTGCTAGGATCGCCAAAAATATTTTTTGCTACTACTTGAAAATTATTATCTCCTCTGGATAATGTACCAGAAAAGTTCCAAGAAGTATTGCCTGGTGTGTATGTTACTCCAGTTGTAGAATTATTAACTAATATTTCATGTGTAGTTATATCGCAAGTTCCTTCTAAAAATAAATCTGCAATATTAGTTGAATAATTATTTCCTCCATTCGTAGTAATTATTGGTTGTGAAGGTGCAGCCATGGATTATTTCTCCTTATTGATTATTTTCTAAAAATTTTTGTTCTATTAGATCTATTAAATCTAAAGCAGATTTAGCAATTGCTTCTTCAGTAGCATCACCAAAATTTTCTGATTTAATAAAATTTACATAAGCTTTAAATGCGTCATCTCTATTATATGTTTTATTTTTCATTTTTTTCATTTGTTCATTATCGATTTTAACATGTATAGTAGCATCACCATAATTATGGATTACATCTGTTAAATCAGCAATGACAGCACTTTGTTTTATTTTTTTAGCTATTTTTTTTATTTCATCTGATAACATAATTTATTACTTCTCCTTTATATTTAATTCTTTTTTCATTATTAAATCTATGAATTTATGCTGTTTTTTATTTCTTTTAATCCAAGAATATAGATAAGTAAGTATTTTTTTATCTACTGGACCAATTGATTCTTTATATTCAGAATAAAGACTTGATAATCTTTCTTGTATATTATCTATTTTTGATTTAATTTTTTTGATATCATTTTTATCTATTTTAAGAGGATTAGCAACTATATATATAATTTCATCATATATCTTTATTATTATTTTAAATTGGCTTTCCATTGAAGGAAATTGTTTGAAATCTTTAAAAAATTCTTTTTGTTCTTTCTTAAAATAATCTATATATGAATTGCTTGATAATTTATTTGCTATTTTAATAATTTCATCTGATAACATAAAATTTTTCTCCTTATTTTCCATCACCAATTGTTAAAATTAAATCTTCTCTTTTAGGACTTAATGGATTATCTTTCCAATATTTTGTAGGTATTATTGTTATCATAGTTCCTTTAGGATTTTTCTTTTTTAAAACAATCATAAGTGGCCCAAATTCCATTGGATTTTTACCATTTTTAAAATCGTGTTTCATAATTTTATCATAATCTTTTTTGTCAATATATATTTTATTATTATCAATAAGATTTATTGGATTTCGACTTTTAATTATTTTTTTAGCTATTTTAATTGATTCAAAAGGTACGTTAATTTTATTTGTCGATTGTTTATGCTCTGTAATAGTTGCTTCACCTTTTATATTGTTAACATTTATAATAGTAGGTGTTCCACCAGAACCTTTAATAATATGATTAAGCATGATAAAATATGGTTTATTTGTGGCGAATCTCATTTTTTTAATAATTTTTATATCAATCTTAACTTTATCACCAGGTTTAAAATTAGGAAATTTTGATATTTGAATTTTATTTGCTATCTTAATAATTTCATCTGATAACATTATTTAAACTCCCTTATATAGATTAAAATCACTTGTTTTTACGATATTACTAATTCCTACAAATTCACCAGCTTTTGAAATTAATTCAATTGCTATATTTAATACAGTTGGATCAATATCACTTCGCTTTACATTAACAGAACTAATTCTATCTATTGCCTCACGATTTGTAACCTTTTGACCAATTTTTATTTTTTGATCAATTTGTAATTTTCTAATATGTTCAAGTGTAGTATTAATTTCTTTTGCTATTCTTGCCTTTAAATATCCATCATTTCTGATTTGTCCAATTAATTTATATATTTCAGTGCCATACCATGAATGATATTGATTACTATTTAAAATAGTAAATACTGCTTTTTCAACATCTTGTAAAAGTTTTTCTTCATTTTTAACAGTTAAAAGTTTTCCAGTATTGCTAAAATATAAATCATATAATATTTTTAATCCGTGACATTTTCTACAATTTTGTGGAGATGTATAATATGATACCTCTACCCAATCATTATCAGATGGTAATTCATCAACAAATACTATTTTTCTTTTATTTGGATCTACAGATAATTCATCTTTTTCTAATATCCATGGAAAATATTGAGAATTTCTATCAATTTCATATCCATTTTTATATAACTTAATGCCTACAGCATTTGTTATAGATCTATCCAAACGTACAGTTTTTCTATCATCATTTACTGTATGATATTCTTTTACTATATGATGATCACATTTACCTTTTAAACGAAAGTCGTATGACATTTAAATCCTTAATAAAAATTGCAATCATCATCTTCAGAGAAAACGATGAAAGATTTCATTCTACACATGGCAGACGAAGTAATATTAATTATTTTTTTTAATTACCTTTTCAAATTCTTTTATTGAATTTCTTAAGGTAACAGCTTGAACATTTATATCGCCATTTGCTACTTTTAATTCCCAAGCAATGTCAATAATTTTTTCTATTGATTCATGCATATAAGTTGCTGCCGGAGAAGGAATTTTTTCTGCTTTATTTAATTTACTACCATATTCTTCAAGTTCTTTCCATATTTTTCTTATTTCATTATCCTTTTTATACAAATGATCACTTATTTTTGATAAACCCTTTATATAACTATTAATCATTTTTAACCATTCTTTATCTACTTCTTTAGCATTAATTTTTTTAGCTATTTTTTCTAATTCTTTTGATAACATAATTTTATTCATACTCCATATGTGCTGGTAAGCGGGTTAAATTTCTTAAATAATCTAAATCATTAGTTATATGATATTCGTGATTTGGATTATTAACTGCTTGTATTAATTCATTTTTCTTTTCACTATATCCTGACTGTAAATTTTCTAGAGATTCTTTTTCTTTTTCTAATTGATCTTTTAAATCTAATGCTTTCTTTAATTTATATTCTACACGTTCAAGTCTTTTAATATTTTTCTTAAATGGAATTTTTATTTCATCCATTAACACTTGAACATCAGCATCGTCTTGTACACTTCTGTGTATTTGAAATAAATCATTATTTATTTTATTAGTTCCACTATCAAAATCATTTAATGTTTCTGTCCAATTCCCTTTTGAATCAAGCATATAATAATTATATGGTTCAGATATTTTTGTATCTAGATTAAAATTCTTTTCTGCTTCAGATATTTTAAATATAAGAATATCTACTCTAGATATTTCAGCTGTTAAATGAATAATTCTTAACATTGTATCCTCATTGAGTTTATCTAAATACTCAATAAACTTATTAAATTCTTCTCGTGAAAAAGTTCCGTTAAAATCAAACATAATAATTTATCCTATTTTTTTATTTTCATCCAAGGAAATTTAGATTTTAAAATATTTTTTAATTTTTTGGCCTCAAACTCATTTATCATAGTCACCGTATATTTTTCTTTATTAATTTTAGATTGATAAAATTTGTTTTTTTATCAAGTAAAATTTTTTCTATTTCTTTCATGTCGGCATAAGATACATCAATAAATTTTAATTTGGTTGCACTTATTTTATTTAATATTTTTTCAGCTATTTTTTCTAAATCATTTGATAACATAATTTATTCTCCTTTATTATTCTAATATTTTTATTTTTTAAGCATAGAATTATTTTCCATGCAACATTCTATGCGTTATTTTTTATTCTTTTTAAATCGTAAATAATTGATTCTATTAAATTATCAAGATATATATCTAAATCTTTTGTAATTTTAGGTATGTGTTTTACAACATTTTTAGGTAGAGATTCTTTTATTCTCACCATTGCGGTATGCTTAAGTGATAAGATATCATTTTCATTTAGACCATGATGATCATGTTTTGTTTTTTCTCCGACTATTTGATATACTTGTTTAACAGTTTTATGTGCTATATCAAATAAAATAAATATAGTATTTTCAATATCTTGTCTTTCTACTTTTTTTCTTGATAATTGTATTATTTTTGCTCCAATATATCCAGTAAAAGCAATTATAATAGGAGATAATATTTTTATAATTAATGTTAACAATTCAATATTCATAAAATTATCCTTGAAAGCAAACCTTCCCTTAACATTAAGAAAAATTAATTAAATATTCAATTCATTACACAAACTATATCTGGTTGCTCACCTCTATATAATCTATTAGATAAATCTTTTAGCTTCAATGAACTACCATTATTATCATAAATATTATCATAGTTAATTAATGATTCGATAATAATATCTATATCTTGTTTATTAAAAAGTTGAGAATGTAGAGATAAATGCAATGTAATTTTTTCAATAGTTAAATAATCTTTAATAGTTGGTAAAACTACAACTTCTCCACCCTCTATGTCCATTTTTATAAAATTACAATCAGTAATGTTATTAACTTCTATGAATTTTTGCAATGTTAAACTTGGAACTTCTATGCAAGATTTTTTACAATTATCAATCATGCTAGACATGCTATTACCAAATATGTTATTAAAAAGATTTACAACACCACATTGATTACTTATGCAACCATTAAATAAAGTAATTTTATTTCTAAAAGATGGATTTAAATTAACATTATTTCTTAAAACTTCAAAAGCTATGGGATCTGGTTCAATAGCATAACAATGTTTTGCTAATTGTGAATTATATAAAATAGTAGGACCGATCCAACTACCAAGATCTATTATATTTTTATCTGATTTAACAAATTGATCAAATATTTTAAATGTATTCGGTTCCCATTTATTATCTTGTAAAGTCTGCCAGAAACAATTAGCATAATTATCTATTACATTAAATGATAAATTATTTTTTGTAATTTTCATTATGAGATTGATCCTGGAGGATTTGTATCGCCATTTGTATCAGCTGCTATCTGCGCTTTGGTTTCAATTTGAACTTTTAAAAATTCTTTAGCAAGAGCTTTAATTAAGCGTCTATTATGATCAGTAGATGCCCAAGGAGGACTTGCGTCTAATGTTGGATCTGCTAAATGTGTTTGAACATTTGTTACTATTGTATCTAATGGATCAATTGACATTTAATTCTCCTTATTGATTAAGAATTAATCGTTTAATTTTAAGTTTGCTACATTTTGTTTTTAATGAATTAATAGATCTATTAAGTTTTTGAGATAATTGATAATATGAAATCGATATATCGTATAATAATTGAATCTCTTCAGAAGACCAACGACGTCTTAAGTTTCTTTTTATATCTAAAGCATAACATTTTGTTCTTAATGAATTAATAGATCTATTAAGTTTTTGAGATAATTGTTTGTAGGATAATGTAACGTCAGAAATAAATTGAATCTCTTCAAAAGACCAATGATTATCTCTTTTTATATTTAATTGTTGACATTTATAGCCTATTGATTTTATAGATCTATTCAATTTTTTAGATAAAATTTTGTATGATAATGATGTGTCATACAATAAAGAAATTTCTTTAGAAGTGTAATTTTTTCTTGGTAGTCTTTTTCTTTTCCATTGCATTAATTTTTTAGCCATTTTATATTTTCTTTGCATATGATATGGCTGAGGATTATCAAGATATAATTTTTTTGCTATTTCTTGTGCTTTTTCTCCACGATAATGAACATACCAAGTATTATGACCATTTTTATGCTGTCTGATATAAGTAGGCTTTCCTAAAAATGTTATAATCCAATTCATCATTTCTTTAGTGCCAATCCATCCAATATCTGGATAATGTCTTGCTCCACTAATCATAAGCCAGCCATCTCCATCTATAAATCCTGTAAGAAAATCATAAAAAAATATTTCTGAAAAATTTTTAGGTGGTGTTGCTGTTAAACTTTTATTTGGTTTACCTCCCCAAATTTCTTGTATATCTTTGACAATTTCTTTTTGACCTATTATATATTGAAATCCATTAGAAGAAGTTTTTGGAATAGGACTTTTTACGCCTATAATATTTTTAACTTGAAATAGATGTTCATAGTTTGATGATGATATAGCAAATCTATGTTTATCTATATACCCATCTGCCCACCACAAGCCTAATGCGTACATTGAAGTTTTTGTGGCTGATTTAAAAAAATCATTATATGGATATTTAACATATTGCCCTCTTTTGATGTTTAATTGCTGTCTTTTAGCTTGAATTGTTTCATGCCGTTTTCCTAATATTTTTGATAAATTTTTGCAACTAAGATTTAAATTATATAATATTTTTTCTTCTTCTTTAGTCCAGCGAGGATTTCTAATAATACTTAATTTTTCACAACGTGTTCCAATAGCTTTGACAGTTCTCCCAGTTATTTTAGATATATCTTTAAAACTTAGATTGGTATTTTTAAGTAGTTTAATTTCTTCAGATTTCCATGCATCTTTATTGGGATATTTATTAGTTAAATTTAATCTTGATAATTTATGTTTAAGGCTTGATTTGCTTCTTCCAGTTAACATCATAAGCTTGTCATAATCTAATATATTATTTTTCTGTAATTCATTTTTAATTAATTTTATTTCATCATTTGTCCAAGTACTTTCTTTTTCTCTTTTTATTTTTAATTGCCAGCATTTTCTTTTAATGCTTTCTATATCTTTTTTTAGAATACAATTTAATTTTTGAAAACTTAATTTTGAATTTTTTAAAATTTTAATTTCTTTTGATGAAAAAAATATTCTATTATCTTTTTTTATTTTTAATTTACAACATTTATTGCTAATACTGGATTCTGTTCTTTTTAAAATGGTAATTAATTTTTTTATAGTCAATTCAGGTTTTTTAAGTAATTGAATTTCATAATCTAACCATTTTTTATTCATTTTAATCCTTTGAACTTTTTACGGTTGCTGAAAATCCACTACCTGGAGTTCCCATTGACTCTCTTGAAATTCCAGAAAGAGGGCAAATGCATTTAGATTGAATCACGCCCCCGATTGAAGAACTTGCTCCGCTTTCCCCATCTAGCACTATTTCTTTTGCATTGACAGTTTTTGTGTTTGCAATATTACTGGTTTGATTATCTTGATAATTTTCTATAACATCACCTGTTATAGTGGCAACTGATTTTCCATTAGCAGTTATATTTATAGCATTTCCATCTATGTCAGGATTATTGATATTTATTTTGATACCATTACTTGTATCTAAATCTATAGAACGCTGATTAACTGAATCTGCGCCAACCGAACATTTAATTTGTCCGGCTGCCGATATATCATATGAAACTTTATCTGTATCATTATAGCCTATAACTTTTTTAACTTTCCCGCTAAAATTTTGATCTAAACTAACCTGATCAAATGAATCATCACGTCCAAATATTTCTACTGTTTTACCAGTACGATTTTCTCTTATACTTTCTTCTTGATCTTTATTTCGTCCTATGGTAATTTTAATGCCACCGGAAGCATCAAATTCTATTGAACGATCTGCTCCTAATGGATCTGAATTACTACTTTTTGCAAAATGAGCAAAAAATTTTCCTTCCTTATCAATATGAATTTGTGTACCATTACTAAACTTCAATTCATAACAACCAGCTAATTTATTTTCTTCATTAGCACTTGCACATGGAATATCTGCAACAGAAGCAGAAGCACTGTCAAATCCAGTAAATATCTGAGGACGATATACTTTCCCGTAGTTGCTATTGCTTAAATCATTACCCACAGTAGTACCCAATACTCTTGAAACTATTGGAACAATAGTATCTATATCCTCTTTAATATTTTCATCTAATACTCTTTGTCTTTTTTCACCAGTTTCTACAACTTCAATTCTATTTTCATTCCAAGGAATTCCACCCTCATCAATAGTATTAGCACTTAATTCTTTTGTTACTATAAATAATCTTTCTCCACTTGGAGTAACTATTGGTTTTAAAAATCCATTTACCAATAAGGGATTTCCATTAGCATCATAAGAAGCTATAGAACTTTTACGATCATTTCGTATAATATTGCCAGTATATATTCTACCAGCTTCGGTAATTACTGTATTATTTAAACTTGAAAATATTATATTTTGATCATCAGATCTTAAAAGAATTTCACAAAGTCTAGAATTTATTATTTGAATATCTTCATTTAAAAATACTTCAGAACCTTGATCAGAGGATTGTATTGTTTCTCCTTTTCTTAATTTTCTATATTTATAACGTGTAGAAGTTTCAAATGCTTTATCTTCTATTTCATGCCCACGAAGTCCAAGTAATGGAACACGAGGTAAATATGCTACAATCATTGGATCACCAATAAAACCACTATGCTGTATAAATCCAAATAATGCTATGCTACCTTCAGTTGGCATACCTCCTATATATGATCTTGGATTAGCAAATGCAAAACTAATTGGAATATTAGTTCTACCACCTGGAGAATCTAACCATTGAACATCACACATTAAAGTTTCTTCATCAACACGTACAATTTCACCTATTTTTAAAAACATATATTGAAATTTTTTATCTGTTGCTTGTTGATAAGGTTTTTCTCCTGACCTTATTGAACGCATTTAATTCTCCTATTCTGTTTGATTAATTCTTCTCTTTTGATTGATATTATTTGTTTGTGAATTAACTTGATCTTGTTCTTTTTGATTTTTAACCTGTTCTGCTTCATTTTCTGCTTTTGTCATAATACCTAATTTTATTTTAATATTATTTGTTATACAAGAACATCGTGATTTTGATCCACTTGGGACAACTTCTGACAATGCTTGACCCTTGTTTGCAATGCTAACTTGTCCTTCTGGTTCTTTATTGTCATTAAGATGTGATTTATTTTTATCTTTTCCAATATCTTTTTCTTTTACCGGATTTGCCATGACTAAATATTTAGCGACATTTGTTTTATTATCTCCAGCAACTATATTTCCTTCTGAATCAATTTGTAAATTTTTTCCATAAGTAAACCCACCAATTAATTCATATCCATCTTTATCTGACACTGGTATTTCATTTTTTTCTAAATTAACAATATCTACTTTTTTATTTGCTACTAATTTATATAAACCTATATGTTGTATTGGTTCAGCTTGTTTTTGTTGCTGTTCTAATTGTTCTTCTACTTCTTGTTGTGGTGATGGTTGAAAATTAGTTTCATTTTCTGGTAATTCTTCTTTAACAAAAACCATAGCTCCATTTTTTACAACACCATCTTCTTCTGTAGAAACTTCATGATCAACTCTTTTTACACGTCTTGCTTCTAATCCTAATGTTGTTGTGAATGTTGATCCAAACGTAAATGAATGAGTTATAGAAGTTACATAATAAAAACAATCTCTTGATGGTATATAAATTGGAAATCCTAATTTTAATTCTGGTCTTCCCATAATAGTTAAACTACCTGAAAATCTTTTTGAATTAATTTTAGCTAATTCATTAATAGCATATAATGTACATGATTTTTTAGTTTTTAATTGTCTAACAGTAATAGATTGCTGTCTTAATCCAAATTTTTTTGCTAAATTATAATCGCAATAATATCCATATATAGAACCTCTAACTTCTGTTTTAAATTGTGGAGAAATATATCCGCTGACATCTAATCTAGTTATTACTTCTTCTTCTGAACCAGTAAAATCCCACGAAACAAGATCAATATCTTCAATAATAGAATATGGATTATTTGGGCGAACATCTAAATTATAAAATGGTGGTTTAAATACTATATGACCATCTACATCCATAAAAAATTCATAATTAATATAATTTTTAACTTCTAATGCCATATCTAATTTAGACATATATTCACTTTCAGTTAAATCAAATTGTTTAAATTCATAAAAAGGAAGAAAATCATTATTCTGTATCATTTTAACTCTTGGAGATGGTGTTTTTTTACCTTGAAGCTCTAATTTTCTTGTTCCTTTAATATAAGCCTCTTCAACTGTTAGATTTCCTTGCACTGATCCTAAATATCCATATATTTTTATATTTTTTCCAACTTGTCTAAATCTATTTGCCCAATATTCAATCATTTTTTCATTAGCATTGCGCCAATATTTAATTGAATCTTGAGCACCTGCTGTTTGTATATAACTAGCAGGAGACATTAAATTTTGTGCTCCATATTCTGCCAATGATAAAATAATTTGAAATGGATTCATATTAGCATAACGACTTCCAAGTGCATTTGGTTGTTGTCCACTAAATTTTGCTGTTATGACAGATGGGTGAATATTAACTTTCATAATTTGCCACCAGCGCAATATATCTTTACATTCTACATTAATAGTATATTCTCCAGCACTAAAACTATCTGTTACACTAGATACTAATCCCCAAAAAACTGGATAATAATTAAAATATCCATCATTATCTGCAAATCTTCCCTTTATAAAAATTTTAACTTCCATCATTTCAGTAATAGCAAGTTTTCCATCTTTAATATATTTGGTTTCAAAAGTTTTAGTTGGAGCAACTATTGTAAAACTTGCACTTCCTGGTGCACCCTCTATTCCAAGGCTGGTACTAATATTAGTAATATCATTTTTTAAATCTTCTTTAGCATTACATTTTAAACAAATAGGTATGTCAGAATTTCCATTTAAAAATACTAATGCATCAGGAGCTAAAGCAAGAACTTTTTTTTGTTTATATTCTGAAACTGAACCATAATTAATTGTAGTCGGGAAATACATTAGACAATTTGCCTCACTCTAAAATTAAAAGAATAATCCATAGTATGTGGTCTATTTTCATCTTCTGAAAATTCAAAACTTCTAAAACTTCCTATAAGAGTAGTGTTTTCATAATAAATTTCTACAGATCCAACTGAATCTATTCTTCTTCTATCATCAGCATTAATATTACATCCATTATTTTTATAAAAACTTAATAATTTTATTAACCATTGATATCCAACAGATGAAATTCTACTAACTTCTAAAACTCTTTCTTTAGATTTATCTTCATAATTATTTAATTTAGTATATTGAAATGGAGATCCAGATAATCCATCTCGTTCATTATAAAATCCACATATAGTACCAGTCATATCTATTGATGGCATTTCATCTCCTGGATATTGTGTTATCCATCCAGATCTAGTGAATTGTGGCCTTAACATTTTATTCAATGTAGTTGTCATAGTTTTTGGATTAATAATAAATTCTAATGTTGGCGGTGGATCTTTTATTTTAAGATCTATGATCATTGGTTCAAAATGTTTTTCTGCCATATAAACTGGATTTTTATCAGGATTTTCATGTATACCAAATTCTATATCTATATCTGCATATAAATTCGGTATATCTGGTTGCTTTATATATGTTTCAATTTTTGGTGTGTGTGTAAAATACATTATAATTGTATAATAGTTTTATCTATTTTAAAAGTCCAATCAAAATTAAAATTATATGGCATTTCATCTTCTTCATTAATTATAAAATTTTCAAAGTGTCCTTCGTATAATATATTTGCATAATACACTAAAATAGTACCTATTTCATATGGAACGCCATCTTCTCCATAAAAACATGCATTATTCATGAATAATTCTATATATTGTTGAAATCTTAAATAAGCTGGAGAAAATCGTCTAGTTTCAAAAGTTTGTAAACTTAAAATATCATTTGATACAAGTCTTGGTTTTTCTTTAGTTTTTGGTGTTCCTAAATTTCCAATGCCTAATGATTTTAGACCAATAGATATATTTCCTTCAGCAGCCTGGGCAGCAATTTCAGCAAATTCACTAACTTTTTGTATTCCTGTTTTAACTCCGGCAAAAAAACCTTTGTTACCTTGCATTTTTTTTGCTTCTTCACCTTTACTAGGAAAAACATCTGTATCAAAAAATCCTCCAGTAGTATTACTTGCAGAAATTGATCCTAATTCTTCTCCCCAATGTTCTTCAACCCAGCCAGCTTTAGTTTGTGTTTCATTAACTATTTTTGCAAAAGCAGTTGCCATAGCTTTTGGATTACAATTAACTTTAAGTGGTGGAAGTGTTATTGCACTATTTATATTTGTCGTATCTATAGCAAATATGATAAGATTGTCTTTTTTAAATTCTTTTGGCATTTATTTTATACCTTATCTCTTAATTCTTTTTTATATATTACTTTTTCAACTACTTCTTCTAGTTTTTTTGGATCTCCACCATTCACTTTAACAGTAGTATTATAATTATTAGTAGTACTACCACCAATATTATTAGTATTTTGTGGATTATTGCTTACATTACTGGTAGCACTTGCAGCTGGTGAAGTAATTCCACTTGTACTTATATTATGCTTTTTAAACATTGCTTTTAATTCTGGCATCTGTTCAAATACATCTTCTGACAAACCACCTGTTCGCTGCAAAGCAGTTCCTATTTCTTTTTTTGTTTGCTCAACATCAATACCAGCTTTTAAATTATCTTGCAAACGTTTTAATTGATTAGATAATTCTTTAGTTTGATCAGTTGTCTCTGGTCCTAAATCATCTAATCCATCAGCAATATTATCCATTTTATCACCCAATTCTTCTTTTTCTTGCTGAGTTGAGAAATCAAGTAATGTTTGGCCAAAATCTGATATTGAGTTAGAAATTCCTGGAATTTTACCTATACCAATTAATAAATGACCAAATCCTCTAACTAATTTATTAAATGCCCAACTACTTAAATCAAACAAATTAGTTAAAATAGAATTTGTTATTTCTCCAATAATAGCTGTCATAGGTGTTTTGGCTTTAGCAGCTTTTTTAGCCTGCTTGTCCATTGTATCATACATGTTTTTTAAATTTTCTTTATTAGTATCATCTAATTTATTTAATCCTTCTAAAGTACTAGAATTACCACTTTCGATTCCAAATGCTACTCTTTTCATTTCTTCTAAATTTTCAGTTGAAAGTCCTAAAGTTTGTTCTAAAATTAATAATTCTTCACTGGTTAAATCTGTAAATTTAAAAGTAGCAGGTGATTTACCTAATGCTTTTGCAGATTGTTCAACATATATTTTCATTAATTCACCAGGCCCTAATCTTTTCATTGCTCTTTGAACCTCTAAAACTTTTCCAGCTTCGATTCCTTTCATGCTGCTTTGTAATTCTTTCATTCTAAAAGCAATCATTCTAACTTCCTTAGCATTACCTTTAAAAGCTTCATTTTGTTCTTCTGCGGTCATTGTCATAACTTTTTGCAAGCTAATATTGCCAGTTAAACCTTTTAATCTTTTATCTGATGTTTTAAGTTCATTTTGTATTGCACCTGTTATTTGTTTTCTTCCTCTAGAACTACTAGCAAAATAAGCAGCAGTTTCTTTTGTTACTTTACTCATCGCACCAATTAAACTTTTTGTAGCTTCAGTTGTACCTTCCATACTTCCAGTTCCAACTTGTCCTAATTTATTTAATGTATCCGAAACTTCAGTAGTTCTAATACCATACATTTCTAAACCAGAACTTGCATTTTGAACAGCAGCAAAAAATCTATTAACGCCCAAACCAGAAGTTTTAGCATCTTTAGTTAATTTAGTAAAATCTCCTTTTAAACTTGAGACTGATATACCTAATGTGGCAGACCATTCAGCCATCATTCCAGCAGTAGTGGCAGTATCTTTTCCTAATTGATGAGCAAATACTGTGGCAGTTTGTATTCCTTCTAAAGTATATTCTCCTTCTCTTTTAAAACGTTTTGTTTCTTTTATTGTATTTCCTAATATAGATTTAACTTCAATGCCCTGATCTCCAAAAGCTTTTAAAGAATCAAGAGCATCTTGCTGACCAACTCTATAATCTTCAAATAAATTATTCATTGAATGTCTTATATTTTTAATATTAAATTCTGGTTCAATATCAGGAACATCACCAAATACAGCATTTAATTCACCAGTATTGGCAACAGTATTTAATATAGATGTATTCATTTCTTTAACATGTTTATCAGCAGCAACTAATAAAGCAACAAATGCTCCGATGCTTGATAATGCACCTAAAGAAATGCCTATTGCGCTCATGACTCCGCTTAAAGATCCCATAACTTTGGTCATTTTTCCACCCATTTTGGCCATTCCTTTAAGCGATCCACCAATTCCTTTAAATGCACCTTTTACACCACCAGCTTTTGCTTTTCCTGTTTCCAAAAATCCTGCTGCACCACCTCTTATCGGTTTGCCAAGTTGTTTGTTTGCTACTCTTGCAGCAGTCATTCTTACTTTGACATTTTTTTTAATTTGTTTAGATTCTTTTTTTAAAGATTTATTTTTTTCTTTAATAATATCTTCATATATTTCTTTAATTTCATTAACATGTTCAACTTGTTCTTTGCCGATTAATTCTCCAGCACTTTCTCCTGCAATTTTATGTAAATCTTCTACAGCTTGTTTAATTTCTCCAGCTTGTTTTTTGGTAGTTTCTGCGCCAGTTATTTTATAACCTATTTCTTGTTCAAATTTTTCTGTTGCCATTTATTTTTTACCTTTAAGAAAACGTTTTTGAATTTGATTATAATCAATAATTGAAGTTTCTCCATCTATTCCTTGCTCTAAATCTAAATTTAATTTTTTGCGTTTTTCTTCAAGTTCTTGTTTTTTATGTTTTTTTATATATTGTTTTCTTTTATATAATGCATTAATTAAATTATCATGTTTATCTTTGTTTCCTTTTGACAATGCTTTAAGTTCATCTACTAAATTTTCAGTAGTATTTTGAGGTCTAGCAAAATTTGGATTGTTATTAATAAATCCAGTTTTGCCTGATTTTGTTTGTTCTTCTTGTTTTTGAATCTGTTTTTGTACTTTTTCTTGTGCTTCAACATTGCGCACTGCTTTTGGATTAAAGCAAGCTGCTATAAATTTAGCATAAGACCAAATAACTCCTAATTCTTCATTTTTAAATTTTCTTGATCGAATTTTATCATCAAAGGAATTTAAAACAATCCAAGATTTTTGTATATAATTTAATCCTAATTTATCAGTACCTTCTATTCCAGTATTTTTTGAATCATTTAAACAATTATTTGAATTTTTATAAAAACTCCAATAATATTTAGATTTATCAGATTTATTAAATTCTGGAACCTTTTTTTGTAGATTACTAACTTTATTACCTAATTTTATTAATTTGTCATATAATAAAATAATTGATCTACCATTCCATGTTTTAATAATATTAAAAGTATTAGCAAAACACTGCTCTCTATATAATAAAATATTAAATCCTTCTACGAGAAAAATACTATAAATTATATAATTAATTATAAATTTAATATTATTTAATTTCCCCTGTAATAAACTATTATTTTTTATTAAAAATAATTCTGACGGACTAATAGTTTTAAAAATAAAAGATATACCATCAATATCAATTGGAAGTGTTAAAAATCCAACAGTTAAAAGTTGTTCAATATTATTAATATCAATTTCTTTTAAAACTATTTGATCTTTATTTAGTATCATTAGAATTTTTATTTATTTCTTCATTATAGTCTTTTATTTTTTCTTCTAATTCTTTTTTAGATTTATTGACCAAATCCCCATATTTAACAAAACAATAATCCACAATGTTTGCATCCCATGTTTTAACCATTCTATATAATTCTTCTGCTAATACACTTTTATTTCCATCATCATAGGTTATTTCTTGTTTTGGATCAATATTTTTTTTATTTATTTCACACATTGAATATGCAATTGTCCAAAATTTAGCCTCTTGTACAAAGCCAAAATCAGTCGTACCTTTAATTGCTGCTTTTTGATGAATTATAATTTCACTTTCTGCGTCTACACTTTTTAATTTAATTTTTAATTTTCCAAGTTTAAAAACTTTAGTTTCTATTATACCTAATTCCTTTAAACTTTCTAATTCTTTGATAATATTAATATCTGACATTAATATGCCTCCTTTTTAAAATTTAAAAATATTTATACATATATATTATATCAGAAAAAATTAAAAATGTAATAAAAAAAAGACCCTATAATTATATTACAGGGCCTTTAATATATCGAATGCAAATACTTTGTACAAAATATTTAAATTAATTTAGGAATTAAATTCCATGTTATACGGAACCACTAATAGAAAGGTTTCCAAATCTTACTGATGCAGATATATTACCGCCCAATCCAAGTTTAAAATCAAAACCACTCGCAGCTTCACTCTTAAGATCGCCTAATATATCACTTACAGAAATAGTAACTGTTTCTGCTACTAATGCAGCATCGGCAGCATAACTTGTACTATAGTCTGTTATCCAACATGCTTCATAATAAGTTACGATAGCTTTTCCACCAGCACTACCGCCACCAACATTAAGATTTAAAGCCTTTCCAAAAGATACACTTAATCCAGGACCATCATTTTTAACAACACCAGACACAACTAATTCCTGTCTGACATCAAATGGCCAAGTATGATCTTTTAAGCTTCTTATAACACCGTCAACACCAGCATTATATCCGAATGCTTGAAATATATTAGATAAATACATTGCTGTTCGTGTTACGCTTAATGTAGGAACATCCATAACACCTGGAACAAGTTCTGCGATTTGATCGCCAAAACCTATACCACGTACAGCCTCAACAGCTCTACTTTGAGAAGGATCAAACGTTGAAATAACACCAACTTGTTGCATAGTGTTTCCACTACCAGATGATCTTGCAAAAATTCTATTTTTACTTGATACAACAGATTGAGTGTTAGGAGAAACGCCTTCTCTATATATATAACTTTTTTCTGGCATTTAATTCCCTCCTTTTAAGAAATTATTTTTTATAACATTATCCTGCCTTTCACACTAATTTGAAAGGCAGGATTAATTTTTAAATTTTATAATTTTGATCTTAAAGTATATGTAACAACTATCCAATTCAAACCAAATACCGGTCTATATGTAGCTTCAACTCTCATTATAGTAGGATCACTTTCATCAGTGCTAGTACTAATACTACCAACTTGACTAATTATTTCAGCTTCTTTTAATGCATTAAATAAAGCAGCTAGAGCATCTTCAACTTGTCCATTTAATTGATCAAGATATTTTTCTCCAATAAATCTATCTAAAGCACCTCTGGTTGCTATTTGTACATAATGTCTTATTTTAGTAACATTATCTTCTCTTGTTAATACATTACTCATATTTGTTGTTACAGCATGTCTAATTCTCATATTTGGATCAAAATCTTCAATTATTGTAACACCACCAGTTGTAATTTCATTAAGAGTTATTTCATCTTCATATCTTCCAAGTCTCTTAAATCCAACTATATATTTTCTTGTCATAGGTGTTGCAACATCATATGCTAAACTAACATTTAATCCTACATAAGCAGCAGCTACTATTGAACCATCTACTACATATTCAACTTCATCACCATATTCATCTACCAAACCAATTATAGCACTATCAGGATATATGCATACCATATTTTCAGAATTATATGTTTGTGCTTTACGTTTCATTTCTTCTGGTTCAGTTCCAATTGGAAATCCAAAAATACATTGTCTTTCGCCTCTATATCTAATAGAACTCATAACTTCACAATGTTTCTTCGCAACTTCAAGAACTGTTTCATCAGTTGTAACAGGCTCTAAATAACTTGGTTTAAATGTTCCTGCAATTGGTTTTTCTAAAGTTTTAATAGCATCCATATAAGTTTGACTAGCAGCATCAACTTCATCAGCTTCTCTTACTAATTGTTTAATGGCTACTAAAACAGCACCATTTAAAAATGCTAAATGTGCAGCTAAAACAACTTTATTACTTGTATTGAGTTCACCATGATTTTCAATAAGTTCTTTCATATTAGTGTAAAGTTTAGTTTCGTAATCTTCAGCTTGTTTATTTCTTTCTAAATTTACATAATAGAAATCACCAATATCTGGTTCTTGTCCAGCTTTATCATAAGTATAAATATAAGCAGTATCTCCAATGCCTATACTTGCAGTATTAGCAACTGTTACTCTTAATCCAGGAACATCTATAACAGGACTTGTTCCAGTTGTGAATGTAGCACCTTGAGTTACTACAAATTTTAATTCATCAGCAATAGCATAAATAACAGCAGAGCCAGTCATTATTGTGAATCTAACTCCAGTTACAGCATCAATGTATGTTTTGTCTAATTCTCCAGAACCACTACTGCCAGCTACTTGATCAGATGTTACAGTATATTCAGTTGCACTTGTAAAAGTTATTGTAATAGTTTCACTAATTGAATATCCTGGAATAGTTTGAAGATCTGAAAAACTATTTGGCCATGTAATTCCCTCAGTGGCAAAATCTGGATCGGCAACATTGTGAGTTCCTTCAATAGCATTTGATAATGTTCCATTATCTCTACTTACAACTCCATAAGTTCCAACTCCAGCAACTCCAGCAACTAATACACTTAAAGTAAATAAATCATCACCAAGCATATTATGATAATAGTCAACATAAACTTTTCTTCCAATAGCAGGAGCAGATTTAAGAATTATTTTTTTATCATTTCCGTATACTGTTTTAACTTCTACTTCTCCAGCAGTTCTGGCAGCTGTCAGACTTGTTCCAACATAAACTTTTATTTTACTAATATCTCCAGTTTCTTTATCTCTTCCGCTTCCATCAGTCATATTATATTGTACTGTAAATTCATCATTTGTTCCATCAATAGTACCTTGAGCTTCTTCAGAATATATTTTATTATCAACAAGCAATGGAGTTATTTGAGTATCATCAAAATATTCAACTCCAGGTGTATGAATGTCACCAGCTTGTGTAATAAATGTGGCACCCCAATGTATTGAATCATCTTTCAATACAAAATCTGTACCTTCAATATAATTAGGTTTTCCAGCTACATAACCGCAAGTTTGAATAGTTGCGACATCTTGTACTGGTAGTTCATCTGAAGTATTAGGATACTGATTATAATAATAAGTAATTTCAACAGTAGTTCCACCAGCAGGAGCAGAATCTAATGTAACAGCACCATTTGTTCCATTAACGTCAGTTATAGTAACTTCTACACTATCTACTTTTGCAGTAACTTTAGCAATATTAGTGGTAATTATTCCACCATTTGTTCCATCAACTATTGGTCTGTTAAATATTATAAATTCTTTATTTGTTCCATCAGCTTGATCCGAAACATCATCAGTTGTTAAAGTATCAGTCTTATTATAATAATAAGTAACTTTAACATCATCAGTTGCTAATGGAATAACATCCAAAGTTATTTTTCCAATATCTCCTTGTACAAGAGCAGCACCAATAGATTTATTATTAATTTCTACTATTACGTCTCTAGGATTATTAGTAGTTGTTCCTGTTCCATTTCCAGTAACCATAGGAAATGTTGAAACCATACAAAAACGTTCAGTTCCAGTAAATTGAGAAGAAACATCTTCTTTATCTTTTTTATTATCAACTGTGGCTGAAGATCCTCTTATCATTTCAATTTCTTCTGGTATAGTTTCAGAGCCTACACCAATAAATACAGGAAATCGAACACCACCTGGCAAAGAAGCAGTTTCGGCACCAAGAAGAGTTCTGGTATATACTCCTGGTTGAGCATAACTTGTGAAAGGTCCTGGCATTTTAATACCTCCTATCTAATTATTAACATTATGTTTTTTTAATTTAGAAGTGATGTCAATAGACAAACCTCAAGAATATAAATGTGTCTTTAATCCTAAAAAAAATTAATTAACTATTTAAAAATAAAAAAGCCTTTATGAAATTAATCACAAAGGCTTAACTTGTTGAATATATATTTATTTAATTAAAAATTATATTTTTTAATTCCAAGCAAATTCTTCTTTTTGATAAATTGGATCGTAATTCATATTTGCCCAACCAGCATCAGCACAATCAATATATGGTAATATTAGATCATATACAAAATTATCAAAAAAATATGGAAGATGCTGTTTTAATTCATCAATTTTATTATATCCAATATCTTCTGCCATTTTTATATATGTCGATGTATATTTTTCTTTAAATTCTTTTTTAAATTTCCATAATTCGCTAAAATTATATAGATTATATTTTTGTTTAATTTTATTTATTATTCTTTTACCATTGATTCCGTTATCTCGCATAAAATCAGCTAATTCACCAGCATCATTAATATTATAATATGATTTTAAAAATTGCAAAAAATTTTGTACAGATTGAACAGATTCTTGATCAAAATTTAAAATTATATTTTGCGCAGACATAAAAATTTACTCCTTTTTCTAGATAAGATTTTGTGAAGATAAATCATTTAAAATATTTTGCAAACATCCTAATGCTTCATCTTTTTTAGTTACTGCATATAACATTACTTGTTCAATTAATTTAGAATGATAATCCCAGCGTTTTTTATTAGCCAATTTTTCTAAAACTTCTGATAAAACATATTGCTTGCCATTCTCTAATTTTATTTCGATTTTATCCATAATAGCTAATCTCCTTTCTTAAAATTTGTCCAATTAATTTAATCTTTGATTTAAATAAAATATTAATTAAATAGTTAACATTTTTCTAGATCAATTTTATTTTTTCGTTCTATTATCTCATTATTTTTAATAATTCATCTCTTATATTAAAAGTTCAAAATGACCTAAATCATTAAATTTATTATTTTTTAATTCAGTATCTTTATCCCAATCTCCACCCCATCTTAAATTGATTTTCATTATTTTTGCGACGCCCATAATAAATCCTGCAAGATATATAAATCTTTTTGTGTCATTCCAGTCTATTGGATAAGGAGCTACATCTATTGCCAAAGATGGCTTTTTATTATGTTTTGAATTAGGAAATTGTACTTTACTATATTTGGGATATAATTTATTCTGAATTTCTTTTCCTCTATATCCATAAATAATTTTAACATCAAAATATTTAATTACTTCAGTCATAATCTTTTGAATATCTTTGTTGCATGTTTGTAATTTAGACAATGAATCTTTACTATATTTTGGCATAAAAATATTCTTCCTTTTATAAAAATGTTAATATTCAATTAATATTTTATTCTTATTAAGATAAAACTTTCAGATTATGTTAAAATTTAAAAAATGAAAAAGCTAAATAAAAATAATAATATTATAAGAACATCTAAGTTAATTTTAAAAGATTCTAATACTGAAAAGCTGTATGATCTTAAAATTTTTATGGAAGAATATAAAAAACTTATAAATTTTTATATAGAAAAACTTTGGAAAAAGCAAATATTTACAGGAGCTTTTATTCCCAAAGATATTAGAATTCAAGCAAAAAAATGGATCTGGACCTCTGCAAGTATTCGAGGATGCGCCGGAAAACAAGCATTTCAGATAGTCAAATCTCAGAGAAAAAGAAAGAAAAAAACGATGCCAGAATTTAAAAATATTTCTATAGAATTAACAAATTCAAGATTTGCTCAATTTATTCAAACAAATAGCTTAGAATTTGATGCTTTTATAAAATTTAGTTCTTTAGGAAACAAATTAAAAATTTTATGTCCTGTTAAGTTTCATAAACATTTCTTGAAATATAAAACTTGTAAAAAATGGAAACAAAAACAATCAGTTAGATTATCTGAATATAATGGAAATCTTTACATAAATATTTTCTTTGAAAGAGAAATAAAGCCTATCAGATCTCAAAAATTCCTTGGTTTAGATATAGGAATCAAAAAGTTGATAGTAGATTCAGATGGAAATCAGTATGGAAAAGAACTAGAAAAATATATAGAGAAAATTCAAAGAAAACAAAGAGATAGCAAAGCA